GCCACGCACGAATTTTTCTAAAAATCAGATAGGGGGGCTTGCAACATGGCACAACGTGGAAGACCTCGAAAGCCGAAGCCGTCAATCGTGAGGGCCACCGCCGGGCGGCCAAGCTGCCCGGTCTGGTTGGGGCGAGAGGGTAAGGCTGAGTGGCGCCGGGTGACCATCGAACTTGACAAGCTCGGGTTGCTGTCCAAAGCGGATCGGGCTTCGCTTGTCGCTTACTGCGAAGCCTGGGAGGAGTTCGTCGATCTGTTGCGTAAGGTCCGGAAGGAAGGTCCGGTGCTTTACACCGATAAGGGCAACGCGATTCAAAATCCGGTCCTCGGAGCGAAGAACAAGGCGGCTGAGCGGGTGCTGAAATGCGCGGCACAGTTCGGGCTGACGCCGGCGGCGCGGACCAAGATTGAAGCAGCCAATGCAGGCGATGAGGACGACTTCTCAGCATTCGTACAAAGGCGGGCCTGATGCCAAGTGCCGCAACAAAAAAGCGGATACGCACGCGATCCGATGAGGCGGCAGTTGCTGCGGGTTGCTATTACGATAAATCTGCGGGCAAGCACGTCTGTGAGTTTTTCGAACGATTCCTGCGGCTATCGAAGGGGCAGTGGGCGGGCCAGGCATTCGAGTTGATGGAATGGCAAAAAGAAGATTTTCTAAAGCCGCTTTTCGGTTGGAAGAATCCGGACAAAAGCCGGCGCTTCCGGCTCGCATACATCGAAGTTCCCAAAAAGAACGGCAAGTCAGGGCTGTGCTCGGGCCTTGCGCTTTATCTTGCCGGGGCAGACAAGGAGCCCGGCGCTGAAGTTTACTGCGCAGCCGCCGACCGCGAGCAGGCGTCAATCGTATTCAACGAATCGAAAAATATGGTCAAAGCATCGAAGGCGCTTTCGAATTACGCCAAAATAACCGACAGCAAAAAGCGCATCGACTTTCCGCAGAATTCATTCATTCGGGTGATCTCGAGCGAGGCATATACGGCTGAAGGCTTGAATATTCACGGGTTAATATTCGACGAACTGCATGCACAGAAGACGCGCGAGTTGTGGGACGCATTACGCTACGGTGGCGCAGCTAGGCGCCAGCCGATGCTGCTTTCGATCACAACGGCGGGATGGGACACTACATCGATTTGCTACGAACAACACGAATATGCGCAAAAGGTTATTGATGGCGACATCGAGGACGTTGGCTTTTTTGGTCTGATCTATGCTGCAACCAAAGAAGATTCGTGGCAGTCTCCGAAGGTCTGGCGCAAGGCCAATCCATCGATGGGCGTGACGCTCAGCGAGCGCGATTTCAAGCAGGCGGCCAAGGAAGCCGCCGAAAGCCCTGTGAAGGAAAACGCATTCAAGCGCTATCGGCTGAACCTCTGGACAGAGCAGGCTGATCGGTGGCTGAGCACCGACAAATGGGCGGCGTGTTCGAAAGTCAAGGATGCTGTAAAGTGGCGTGAGAAAATGCTGCAGGAACTGGCCGGCTCGAGTTGCTATGCGGGCCTGGACCTCGGCAGTACATCGGACCTTACAGCCACGGTCTTGTTTTTCCCCGATGGTGATATTTTGCTGCCGTGGTTTTGGGTGCCTGATGCATCCTTGCAGAACTCAAAGAATCCCAACAGGGATCTGTATCGGACCTGGGTAAATCAGGGGTTTTTGAAGACGACGCCCGGGAATGTGACGGATTATGACTGCGTGCGTACGGATCTTAATGAAATCGGTGAAACCTTCCAGGTGCAGGAACTTGCCGTTGACAGGTTGTTCCAGGGTGCGCAGCTGTGCACGCAACTCATGGATGATGGTTTCGAAGTGATCGCATTCGGGCAGGGCTTCTTGAGCATGGCGGCGCCCTGCAAAGAGTTTGAAGAGCGTGTTTTGTCTGGCCGGTTTGAGCATGGCAATCATCCGATTCTGAATTGGATGGCATCAAACGTCAGTGTAGCTGAAGATCCAGCCGGCAACCTGAAACCCGTGAAGCCAAAGAAAAACAGCCCGTACAAAATCGATGGCATTGTGGCTGCGATTATGTCTATCGGTCGCGCGATGCTACAGCAGGAGGATGACTATGATGGCAACATCTTCGTCGTGTAATGCGCGCGATGAGTTGGGGATATCTTGTCCGCGGTGCTATGGAATACAGTGGCGTGTGTATCTAGTGCGCGGGCGCCGGGGATTCATCATGCGGGTGCGTGTGTGCAAAAACTGTGGGCATCGTATTCGTACGAAAGAGGAAATATATGCCGAGAAGTAAAAAAAAGTCCATATATGAACTTTTTGGCTTACATACCAAAGAAAATTAAAGAACGCCATGCCTTGCTTGCCGAAATACTGGCATGGAACTGGTATCGCGTCTTAAAAATGCATGGTCTGCTTTGTGGGGCAACACCGATGGCTGGGCGCCCGTTGCCAGTGATGGCAAGGTATCCACGGCGGCACTCGGTGGCGATGAGCGTTGGATGGCCATCGCCGCTTATTTCGCCTGTATCCGTAATATCGCTGAAGATGTCGCCAAGCTGCCGCTTATCACATATCGCCGCATGGACCGCGGCAAAGAGCGCGCCAAAGATCATTCGCTGTACAATCTCCTGAAAGTTCGTGCACATCCGCAGATTGGCAGCATCGGCCTGCGTGAAACGGTTATGAGGTACGCGCTCGGGTGGGGTAACGGATACGCGGAAATTCTTCGAACCAATTCAGGTGTCGTGTGGGGGCTGCAGCCGCTACATCCTCAATTTGTGAAGCCGAAGCCGGCGCCTAAAGGCGAAGTTGTCTACGAATACAAGCCCAACGAAAATGATTCGCGCGATATCCAGGCGGCCGACATTCTACACATACACGGTATATCGTCAGATGGCATTAGAGGATTGTCGGTCGCCGGATTCGCCCGGGAAACGTTGGAATTCGCAAATTCTTCGCAGACGTACGGGGCGAATATCTTCAATCGAGGCGGGCGCCCTGGCGGCATCATAACGCATCCAGGCAAGCTGCAGAAAGAAGCCAAAGACAACCTGCGGGAATCGTGGGAGAAGGCATACGGCGGGGCCAATACTGGCCGCACAGCAGTGCTCGATCACGGCGTTGATTACAAGCCGATCACGATAAGCCCGGTAGATGCGCAGTTTCTCGAAACGCGGCAGTTTTCTGTCGAGGAAATCGCGCGGTGGTTCCGGATGCCCTTACATAAAATCCAGTATTTACTGCGGGCTCAGGGCTGGAGCACGCTGGATGCGCAGAATACTGATTATCTCACAGACACGCTATCTCCCTGGCTGAATCGATGGGAAACCGAACTGAAAATCAAGCTGTTCGATGAGGGTGATGATTACTTTGCGGAACACCTGGTCACGGGCCTGTTGCGCGGCGATCACCGATCACGCAGCGAATATTACACGCGCATGTTTTCAATCGGCGTGCTGTCGATCAACGAAATTAGAAGCATGGAAAACCTGAATCCGATCGAAGAGGGCGGCGGGGATAAGCACTTTGTGCCGCTTAATATGACGCCGGCTGAATTTGCAGATTCGATCGTTGGAAACAAGCCGCAAGAGAAAGGCGAGAACAATGACGCCAACTAAATGCGCTCAAATGCATCTGGATGTGTGGAGTGTACACGCCGACTGGCTGCAATCGCAGATTCGGGCGCTCAAGATCGGCGCGCTAATGCCGAAACCTGAACGATCTGAAAAGCCTATCGACGGCAGCGGCTACACGGTATCGCAGCGCCTGGCGCTGATTCCGATTGACGGGCCGATGATGAAGGGGTGGAGCAAGTACGGCGGCACGTCAACGATGTGGGCGCGCAACGCGATCAGACTTGCCGACAAAAACAACGATGTTGATGCAATCATGCTGCACATCGAATCGCCCGGCGGGACGGTGGCCGGCACGGCAGAGTTGGCTGATGACGTGAGACGTACAAAGAAACCTATCCACGCGCATATAGACGACCTGGGCGCGTCCGCTGCTTATTGGGTGGCGAGCCAGGCCGACCGCATTTCCGTTAATCGTACGGGCTTCGTTGGATCCATCGGCGCATATGCGGCGATCTACGACGAGAGCGGGGCGGCTGAGCAGCAGGGAATCAAGGTCCACGTAATCTCTACCGGTCCATATAAGGGCGCCGGCGAACCTGGCGCGGAGGTCACCGAGGAGCATTTAGCGCACTGGCAGGAGATTGTAGATAAGCATTTTGAGCACTTCGAAACCGCCGTCCGGTCAGGTCGGCGGCTACTGAAAGCGCAGTTCAAGCGTGTTGCAGATGGCAGGATTTTTGATGCAAAGGATGCACAACAAAAAGGTTTGGTCGATTCGGTCGAATCTTTCGACTTGGCGATGTTACGCCTCAGACGAGCGGCAACATCAAAGTAAGGAGGAGGTACAATGCGTAAGAAGGCAGAAGTCGTAAAGGAATTGGCTGAAGTCAACGCCAAGATCGATGCGCTGCTCGCTAAAGATGAAGTAGCGGACGATGATGAGCAGGCGCTGAACGATCTCGATGCCCGGGCCAGCGCTCTTCAGGAAGAGTCAGCACAGGCCGAACGCCGCGAGGAAATCGCTGAGCGCAATAAGGCGCGCCAGGCTTTTCTGGAGGCGCCCGCAAGGGAGCCTGAAAGCCCGGTGGCGAACAGCGCTGCCGTATCCAGTGGCCTTACGGATCTCCGCGAGCGGGATCCTCAAGGTGGATACGCGCGATATGACGATTTCCTGCGGGATGTGCGCGAGGCGTGTGATCCGACACAACCTAAATTGAGTGACAACCTGCGTGTGATTCAGGCCGCGTATGGCCAGAACGCTGAAGCCGGCAGTGAGGGTGGCTTCCTGACGCCTCCCGACTTCAGCAACCGCATCCTGGAAAAAAGTGCTGGCGATCTGCCGATTATCGAGCAGTGCGACCGTCTGACGCTCAGCGGCAACAGCGTCGTGATCACCGGCATGGCCGATCATGACAAGAGCGGCACCACATACCGCCACGGCGGGATCGTGGTTTATTGGGTGGGCGAAGGCGAATCGATCACGCGCTCCAGTCTGAAGTTCCGCCAGATCGTGCTGCGCCTTCACAAGATGGCCGCGCTTTCGTACTGCACCGAAGAAGAGCTGCAGGATGTGGCGAACTTCGGATCGCGGCTGATGGCAAAACAGGCGTCCGGAATTCGCGACGAACTGCTCGAGGCCATTCTGTTTGGCACCGGCGTTGCGAAGCCTTTGGGTGCGTTCGTTGGCACCTCGCCTTGTGTCCAGCAGTCCGCTGAAACCGGCCAGGCCGCTGACACCATCGTCGCGGAAAACATCATCAACATGAACTCCGTGATTCATTCCCCGAGCCGCAGCCGTGGCGTGTGGCTGTACAACGGCGAATGCCTGCCGCAACTCGAAGCCATGGCGCTGAGTGTTGGCACCGGTGGCGTGCCTGTCTTCATGCCTGCCGGTGGTTTGTCTGACGCCTCGTATGGTCGCCTCAAAGGGCGCCCGGCATTCGAAACCGATCACTGCGAAGCCCTGGGCGACGCCGGCGACCTCGTGTTTGGCGACTTCAGCCAGTATCTGCTGGCGACGAAGGGCACTGTTGACACCGCGATGAGCATTCATCTTCGGTTCGACTATGCGGAAACCGCTTTCCGCTCCATGTTCCGTGTTGACGGCCGCCCGGCCTGGGACACCAATCTTAAGCCTCGCAAGGGTGCGAGCACTCGCCGCGTAAGCCCGTTTGTGAAGCTCGCTGCGCGCACCTGAGTCTGATGACAATCCAGCACGCTGCGGAGGCGTAGCGGGCTACTGAAAACCACGTGATAAGGAGTAAAGCCATGAAGCTTCTGGAGCAGATTCAGATTCATCCCATCTGGCCGGGATACGTCGTTGACGATGCTGACGACGATACCGTAGCAACCGGCGATTACGTATCGCTGAAAGACTACGAAAACCTGCTGGTTCTGATCGCATTCAATGACGGTACGGCAACCAGCGGTGACATCGATATCGAAGTGTATCAGGCCACCGACAACTCGGGCACCGATGCTAAGGTGTTGAATGCGCTTCAAACGGGCAGGATCTACAGCAAAACGAACGCAACCACGCTGGCTGCTGTAGGGCAGTGGACGAAGGAAACTCAGGCTACCGCCGATGAAATCTACGACGATGAGACCAGCGGCGAAAAGCTGGGCATGATCGCCTGTGAGATCAACGCAGCCGATCTCGATGCCGATAACGGTTTCGATCACGTACGCTGTGATCTTGACACCGTATCTTCGGCAAAGCTGGTCTGCGGCCTGTACATCCTCGGAAATCCGAAGTATCCGGCGGCGCCCGATCTGATGAAATCCGCGCTGTAAGCCCATCTGAAACCCCGGCACGCGTTTTCGTAGTGGGTGTGCCGGGGAAGTGATTCATGGAAAGGAATTACATCATGATTAACCGACAGCAACCCGGGCGCCTGTATTCGAAATGGAACAGCGGCAATCTTGTCGTTTATCCAGGCGATGCAGGGCCGGGCGATGAGTATTTCGTTGATGCAACAAATGGGGCAGACACGAATAGCGGCGAATCCTGGGAACAGGCGCTCGCTACGATTGACGCAGCCGTGGGCAAGTGCACGGCCAGCAACGGCGACAAGATCTTTGTTGCGCCGTACCACGCCGAGAACCTGGCCGCAGACAGCGCGATTGACATCGACGTTGCCGGCGTATCCGTGATTGGTATCCGCGTTGGCCGCCAGATGCCGACGCTGACAGCTACCGCGGTAGCTGGCGACTGCAAGCTCGCGGCCAACAACGTTACGATCCAGAATCTTTGCTTTGTCGGTGGCATCGACGCCACCACGGGCGTGATTGAGGTCACCGGCAACGACTGTGCCGTACTCGACTGCGAGTATCGTGACAGCACCGGACAGGCCACCGATATCCTCGTTACGGATAACGCGCTGCGCCTGCTGATCGATGGATTCCGCGTAATCGGCGCATCTGCGGACGGTGGCGACACCGCAATCATGCTGGATGAGTGCGATCACGCAGTGATTCGAAACTGCTACATCATCGGCAATTTCGACTTGGGCGCGATCGAGTGCCGGACCACGGCCAGCGAAGATATCCGCATCCACGATTGCACGATCAAAACATACGGCGGCGAAGACCTCGGCATTCTGGATACGATCACCGGTTCCACCGGCCTGATTGGCCCGAATGTCTTTATGATGCTGAAGGACGACGCTGCGAACATCACCGAGGCCGTCACCGGCGCCACATTCACCATCTTCGACGTGGGTGTGCATGTTGCCAATAAGGCAGGCCAGAAATCCCTGGCGATCAACTGGACAGCCGCTGCTGATAGCTAAGGGGGTTATGTATGTCACTGGCTCCAAAACTCCCTGAGATGGGCACCGATGCCGCTGGCGAGAACACATACGCCAACGTCATCAACGGTATTGCCCGGGAATGTCACAACTTATCGGTCTACTGTGCCACCAATCCAGCGATCGTCTCGCTGGATGGTGGAACAACCGATCATTTGTATGTCAACGCCGGTGAGCAGTTCGTTTTTCACGGCCTGGTAATTCCGAAGGGTGCTGTAATTCAGGCCAAGAATGGCACAGCCGGAAGCAACTACGCAACGCTATCGCTTGCCGTGTGGTAGCGCGATAAAGGGGGAAACGATGGGCTTACGGCTCAGCGCTGCGCCTGCCACCGAGCCCGTAACGGCAGCGCAGTTGAAAGAACATCTGCATTATACAGCATCCGACCAGGACGACCGCATTGCCGCGCTGATATCCGCAGCGCGGCAGGCCGTCGAATCGGAAACCGATCGGGCGCTGTTCACACAGACGTGGGTGCTCAGCCTGGATGCCTTTCCGTCTGTGATCGTGGCGCCTCGCCCGCCTCTGCAAAGCGTGACCTCCATTCAGTATTACGACACCAGCGGCACACAGCAGACGCTGGACAGCGAGCAATACCAGGTAGATACGGCCTGCGAGCCTGGCCGTATAGCGCCGGCTCGTAATTGCGAATGGCCGTCAACGGATCCGGAGACACTCGGGGCTGTGACGGTTACATACGTGGCCGGGTGGGATGATGCTGATGACATTCCGGACGAACTGAAACACGCGATAAAGCTGATTGCCGGGCACTGGTTCGAAAACATTCAGGGCGTGGCTGACGTGTCACTGAAGCAGGTTCCCTTTGCCATCAGAACACTACTGAATCATTGGTGGATGCCTTCATGAAAATCGGTCGCCTTCGAAATTACGTCAAGCTGCAAACGCTGACTGAAGGGCGTGACGCTGACGGCGGGTACACGCGCACCTGGGGCGATACTGCGCAGATATGGGCATCGATTAAGCACCGCAAGGGGGTGGAGATAGAGCGACAGAACAGCATGATGGCAACGGCCACGCATTTGATCACGATTCACTACAGATCAGGCGTGACGACCTCGAACAGATTGACGTACGGTTCGCGTACATTCGGGATCCTGGATGTGAATAACGTCGAGGAGCGTAACAAGTGGATGGAGCTTGAATGCATTGAGGAGGTTTAGCATGAGTCCGAGGCGCCCGACTACTGACGAATGGAAGACGCGAATCGTTGCCGCGGTTATTTTGACGGCGATTGTAAGTTTGTGTGGATGGGCAATCGCTGGCGTGCATTCATTGGAGGTCCGTCAGGAGGGAACTGAACGGGATACCGAATACCTGAAGAAAGGCGTGGATCGCGTAGAGCGAAAGTTGGACAGGTTACTTGAGAAGTTTCCTCGTTAAAAGGAGTTCTGTCATGGAATGGATCGCAGAAAACTGGATGCAGCTGCTCGCCGTCATTGGCGGCGTGTTCGGCATTGCTCGTACAATCGTGGCGCTTACGCCAACGGATAAAGATGACCAACTACTCAAGGTAGCTGAAACGAAGTGGGAAACGATCGTCGGCGTGCTTGCATTAATCCTCGGCATCGACACTACGCAGGGGGTCGGAAAGAAGGGTAGTAAACCGCGCACATACACAATGCCATTATTGGCTATTGTTGTCTTGCCGTTCGTGCTGTCTGGATGTTTCGGGCCAAAGACACAGGCAAGCCGGGCAGTGTCAGCGATGGAAGTCAGCGCGATTCAGTATTCGAAAAACATGAATGCAATGGTGGACGCATTCATTGCCGATTACCGGGAAAACGCTTTGGCGCGCATCGATGAGGAAACCAACGCCGCGCTGCAGTCGGTGACGAAGCCTGACGGTAGTATCAACATTAAAACGGCTCAGGCGATCCTGAATAAGAAACTGCAGGATTACGGCACCGTGGAACGAAAATGCATTGAGATGCGCCGAAAACCCTTGGAAGCATACAAGGACATTGAGCATCTATTGAAGTACAGCGAAGCACTGCAGGAATACTTCGGGCAGCAGGCCAGTACGGCAAAGATCCTCGAGCATTCAAGTGATGAAATGCTGAAGGTGCTGGATCGATTCGTTGCGGGCAAAGCTGAAAAGGGGGAAAAGTGACATGGCTACACTCGAACAGGCTCAGGCAAGATTGCGGGAGCTTGGTGTTCCGGAAGAAGACTGGACACCGGAAGTGCTGAAGCGCTTCCAGTGGGCGCCGAGTGATCCGTTGAAGGATGTTGTTGTCGAAAACGCAAAGACGGCGCAGGAACTCAAAGACGACCTGGCGCTGCTGAAGGAAGAAGCCGAAGCCGCCAACGTGCCGGCCAAGATTATCAGCAAGATCATCCAGTTCGGCGCGCATGCAATCGGAGTGTGAAGCTGGCATACAGAAAAGGGGAAATCATGCGAAAAGCATTTATAGCGGGGGCACTATTCGGAGCACTGCTGTTTATTGCTGCAATCTGGTTGTGGGGTACACCGGCCGCGGCAGGCAGCAAGGATGAGCCGAAGGGTAAACCAGTGATGGATATCGTCAATTGGGACATGGGAGACGGCGATATTCGTAAATACGCAGTTTTCTACACGGAGCATCAGTTCCGCCTTCAGGAGATCAAGCGACTGAAGCCGTGCAAGGATGGGCAGTGTGCACCGAAGGATGCAGAAGGGTTTCTGGTGCCGCCACCGAAGGATGCAGAAAAGAAAGTAGGCATGTGACATGGCGAAGCTCGGGACAGGCGCTGTGGTGGGGTTTGCATTGTCCGGATTCACCGGCGAGATCCTCGCTATTGCCTGGACCGATATTGCTCGGGAAGCGCATGCCGTTGATTTGATGGACGCGGAAAACTGGAAGGAATTCGTGCCGGATGACCTGACGGACGCTGGAGAACTGCAGTTGGAAATCGCATTCGATCCGGATCAACAGCCGCCGGTTGTGGATGACACCGAGACTATCAGCGTGCGCATACCAGCAAGCGGCGGCTTTAAGGAACTGAGTGCAGAAGGCTTCGTGCAAAGTTGGCGATGGTTGGCGTCACTGGAAGACAAGATGCGGGCCGAAGTCGTGTGCAAGATGACCGGTGCAATAAATACGACAGCAACACTGACGTTGATGAAGAATGACGATGGTGACCAGGCGTACAACGACGACGGGGATCTGGCATACGTGGCGTGAGGTGATTCGATGGCGTGGAACGTGGGACAATTCTTGAGGGCTACAGCCGCGGATGCCGCCGAAAGCATCACCTCAGCTGCCATGCGTGTCGCGCTGGGCCTGAAAGAATTCGCAACCATGAATCCACCTGTGCCGGTGGACAAGGGTGGCACGAATGCAACGACCGCAGCAGGCGCCAGGGCGAACCTGTCAGCGGCCAGCACTTCACACAAAGACAGTCACGATCCAAATGACGGCAGCGACGCCCTGGACACCGCAGCACCGTCAGAACTCGCTGCTGTACAGGTGGCGGCCGTCGGCACATCGCATTCGCTTGCCAGGGCAGATCATCAGCACCAGATCCAGCACGGCATCACAGACAACCATGTGGTGACGGTAGACGGTTCGCCATCAGATGATGAATACGCCAGGTGGACCGCCAACGGGCTTGAAGGCCGTACGGCATCGCAAGTGCGATCTGATATCAATGTAGAGGACGGGGCAGACGTAACGGATGGAGACAACGTCGCGGCGGCAGGGGCGGTGATGGAGTCAGACACTTCAACGGCGTCGATGGGCTTCGTAATCGACGAGGACGATATGGCATCTAACCTCGATACAAAGGTACCGACACAGCAGTCGGTCAAGGCGTATGTGGATGCGAGTGGTGGTTCTGGTGACGGCATCGGCGCTATGGCAATGTGCTGGGGGAATTAGGCAATGCGTGGAATAGTTTTGTCTTCTACTACAGACACGTTAAAAATAGAAATGACGGAATCACCGTCCACGAATCCGCGAGCGGTCGTGACGTATGCGGATAAGACATCCTCCGCGTTTACTCCGGGCAAGCAGACCACGGAAGTTGCGGACGCCTCTACAACAGCGATTTGCGCTGCTCCAGCAGCCAGTACGCAGCGTGTGATACCGTGGGTGTGTATTCCTAATGTAAATTCGGCAACGATTACACTAACGCCCAAAGTCGATGAAAATGGCACCT